AGATTACCATTCCAGATCACGGTATGATCTTTGATGATGAGTGTCATGTGACGCTTACCAACATTGACTCAATTACTGGATTCTTTGGTTAAAGCAACGGCGGTGTAAGAGCCGCCGTTTTTTCTGAGGGTAAGATGGCTAAGATCGACAAGGATAAGATGAAGTGCAATAAACCGAAACGTCAGGTTTCTGGCGGCAAGAAGTTTGTTGTTAAAGCGTGTGACAAGGGTAAAGAAAAGATAGTCAGATTTGGGGACGCCAATATGACTATCAAGAAATCAAACCCAAAACGTCGTAAGTCTTTCCGTGCTCGTCACGGTTGTGATAAAGGCACTCTTGATAAACTAAAGGCCAAATACTGGTCTTGTAAAATGTGGTGAATGAAGTGAACAAACAAGTCACAATAGCTCTTATAACAGCTTTTATAATCGGTGTTGGTGGTGTTGGCTACAGTTGGATTGATTGGGTCACAAAGACTTTGATAGCCGTTGATAAAAGAACAGAGGTTATGGCCTTACAAATTGATTATATAAAGACAGAGATGGAGAGGACATATGGCAATCTCGAGGGCGCAGATGCGACAGCAAGTATCCAAGCCTCCATCGAAGGGGGTGACTAATGGCAAAGAAAAAGACAAAAAAAGACGCTTGTTATCACAAAGTAAAAAGCCGTTACAAAGTATGGCCCTCGGCTTACGCTTCGGGGGCGTTATCAAAATGCCGCAAAGTAGGGGCAAAAAACTGGGGAAACTCTACTAAGAAAGCAGAAGGTGGAATAGTTTCTTCAATTGATAATCCCAAACGTCCTCCTAAGAAAAGGTTTAATGGAGGGGGTTTTATTGCCTCTGGCTGTGGTCAAGTAGAAGAGTCAAGGCGTAAGACTACAAGGACATTTTGATGGCGAAAAAGAACTCTTTGCGGGAATGGTTTGGTCAGAATGATGGCAAGGGTTGGGTTGACTGCAAGACAGGAAAGCCCTGTGGTCGTCAAAAGGGAGAGAAGCGTAAAGGTTATCCCGCTTGTCGCCCTACTATGGCACAGTGTACATCTGCTGCAAAGAAAAAGAAATCGTCGAAACGAATTAGTTGGAAGAATAAAAAGGCTAATGGTGGCTTAGTAAGAGTCTTTTGAAAGGAGAACTCACATGGCAATGAAGAAAAAAGGTTACAAGATGGGTGGCAAAGTCAAAGGCATGAAAGCAGGGGGCAAAGTCAAAGGCATGAAAGCAGGGGGCAAAGTCAAAGGCATGAAGATGGGTGGCAAGGTTAAAGGCATGAAAGCGGGTGGCAAGGTTAAAGGTTACAAGGCCGGGGGTCAAGTTAAAGGGCTAGGCTTTAAAGGAACTTTTTAAACCTAATGCCTTATCTTCAAAGCAACATACCTTACTTTAAGGCGTGGGTTCGTAGAGAATATACCCATAACCATGAGAAGTATCATGGCGAGTTTTTACATGCTATGGTCATAGCTGTAACAAGTATGCCTAATAGATCGTTAAGTTTTCAAGTAATCTTTACTGGTTGTGAAGCTGAAGACGAAGAGGAAGATACAGTTCATGGCGGTGCAATGTGGGCAAGAATGCCTCTTACGGCATTGGTGGCAGATATTCCATTAGCTGAATGGCCTGTGCCGATGTCAACACATGATGCTCAACCGTGGGATTGTGCATCACATGATCATGCGGTGTATGTTTTAGATAGGGCTACACCATGTCCATGGATGGCGAAGATTGATGGACAGTTCTTTCCTGCAAAGTATCTTTTTACTGTAGACTACACAAACTCTGAGATTGCAGATGATCCGGCACAACATAAACAAAGCCATGTGATGCAGTTGTTGGATGCAGGAGAGTGGACAGGAAATATAGTAGCTTTACCGAACAATCGAGTAAGGGTTACACATCCCGCTTGGTTTGCAGTGGGTGAGGGTGCACCAGACTTTAGACCCTCACAACATATACACTATTCAAAAAGTGATTTAGACTATACACTAGATGTCAATCGAGTGTTCGATAATCTTTATAATCAGGAGGATAACGATGGAAAAGAAGAAGAAGCCGATACCTGAAGGTCCAAAAGGAGATGGCATGAGAGCTTTAAAGAAAAAAGCTCCAGAAGTTGCTGCTCAAATTGGTTTTAAAAATGGTGGGGCGGTTGTAACTAAAACAAATCAGAAACCACATATGAGTTGATACAATGACAACATCAGGATCAAGAGATTTTAACCTCGATGTCGGAGAGGTAATCGAAGAAGCATACGAGAGGTGTGGACTAGAAGTTCGCACGGGGTATGATGCTAAGACGGCTCGTAGGTCTATGAATCTGATGTTTGCAGACTGGGCTAATCGTGGTCTTAACTTGTGGACGGTAAAAGAAGCAGACTTTACTGTAACACAAGGGACATCTTCTTATGCGTTAGCTGCTGATGTCGTTGATGTGTTGGACGTTGTGATACGAAGATCTAACACGGATTATGAACTTCAACGTATTAGCCGTGGTGATTATGCGACAGTTCCCAGTAAAACTACTCAAGGCAGGCCAAGTCAGTTTTGGTTAGATCGGCAAATTACACCTGTAATGTATTTGTGGTCTACTCCTGAAAACTCTACAGACCAAGTTCGTTATTATTATGTACGCAGGATAGAAGATGCAGACGCTCTTGTTAATACTACTGATATGCCTTTTCGTTTTTATCCTTGTATGGTGGCGGGGTTAGCCTACTACATGGCTATGAAACGAGCACCAGATCGTATTCAAATGTTAAAGTCAGTTTATGAAGAAGAGTTCCAACGTGCAGCGGACGAGGATCAAGGTCGAACACCTTTGAAGTTGCAGCCTAGTTTGAGTTATCTGAGGGTGTAATGGCCTACGCTAGTGGTAAACATGCTTATGGTATATCGGATCGGTCAGGTCGCCGTTACCGTCTTCGTGAGATGAAGACAGAGTGGACGGGTGCCAAGGTCGGTCCTGATGAGTTTGAGACTAAGCATCCACAGTTGTTTCCACCAAGAGCGTTTCCAGATCCACAAGCTTTACGCGGTCCTAGACCAGAGACAGAGTTGCCAGAGCAGAGGGCTATCCAACACGGGTATAATCCTGTTGGTTTTAGAGACATACTGGGTATTACGCCTAGAAATAATTTAACTGCTCTTGGGGAAATTGGCACGGTAACAATAAATATTTCAGATTCTGGGAATGATGATATAGCTCCGTCTGGAGTTAGTTCTAATGCTCTCATAGGAACTGTCGTAATAAACACAACAGGAGATGCCGATGTCACGGTTAATCCAACAGGATCTGCGGGAACTTCAGCAGTAGGTTCTCCAACAGTGACAGGAGACACCGTTTATACGGTTACAGTCGCCAATCCAGGTTCAGGTAATAAATACTATATTGATGGTGCTTTACAGCCAACTCTTAGCTTGTCTGAAGGTAGCACGTATACTTTCAATTGGTCAGCCGCTACAGGTCATCCTCTTCGTTTTTCAACTACGTCAGATGGTACACATGGTGGCGGCTCCGAATATACAACAGGGGTGACAATTAACACAGGAGCGTATACATCTACGATTACAGTAGCTGTTGGTGCTCCTACTTTGTTCTACTACTGCCAGTACCATAGCGGCATGGGGGGTCAGATTAACACAACATGAGTTTTACATACTTACAATTAAAAGATGCTATAAAAGCTTACACGGAATACGAAGAGACAAGCTTTGTTAATAATATACCTTTGTTTATCCGATTATCGGAAGAACGCATCCTTAAAAATGTACAGTTAAGTTTGTTTCGTAAGAATGCTACAGCGCAAACGAGTGCTTCTGTGCAGTACATAAAAGTGCCGTCTGATTTTTTAGCACCATTCTCTATGAGTATGACAGGGTCAGATGGGGACAAGTTTTTTATAGACTTTAAAGACCCAAGCTTTGTTCAGGAATACACGCCGGATCCAACCACTACAGGTTCTCCAAGATATTATTGTCAATTTGATGTTAACAATTTTTTATTGGCACCCACACCAAACGCAGTATTTACTGCTGAACTTCATTATTTTTATAGACCACAAAGTATTACAGAGCTATCAGATAGCTCAACAACGTGGCTAAGTGAAAACGCTGAGATGGCTTTATTGTATGGGGCGCTTATTGAAGCGTATATATACATGAAAGGTGAACAAGACGTTATGGCTATGTATGATAAACGTTTTCAAGAATCTCTTGTTGGTATTAAGATGCTTGGTGAAGCTAAAGAAACGACTGATGAATACCGAACTGGAAAAGTTATAAGGGCTAAACAATAATGTTTAAAATAGATGTAAGTGTTCCTAGAGATGAATCTTTAGTTCAAATAAATACAACCCATAACAGGGGTCTTACCCCTGATGAATTATCCGAACAGTGTGTGCAAAAGATCATTGCTGTTTCGGATTCAGCGCATCCAGAAATAAGGGATCAGGCTCGTGCCTACTCTAAGCATCTGGAGAAATTGGTGGCTTACTATATGAGACAAGCTATTCACAGTGACCGTACAACTGTGTATAATGCTCTCAAGGAAGCAGGTCATCCTGAACTAGCCGACCTTATAAGGAGATTGTAAAATGGCATTTAGCGGCAACTTTATGTGCACATCATTCAAGAAAGAATTGATGACTGCAACACACAACTTTACCAACTCAAGTGGTAATACTTTCAAACTAGCTTTGTATGATAACAGTGCTTCATTCAACGCAGCTACTACAGCGTATACTTCTTCTAACGAGGTATCAAACTCTGGAACGTATTCTGCGGGTGGTGGTACTCTTACAAACGTAACACCAACAACATCAGGAACTACAGCGTTGACTGACTTTGCAGATCTTACATTTACATCTGCAACGATCACGGCTCGTGGTGCGTTGATCTATAATGATACTGCATCAGGAGATCCAAGCGTAGTTGTTCTTGATTTTGGCTCTAACAAGTCATCAACTTCTGGGGACTTTCAGATTGTGTTCCCAACGCCTGACGCAAGTAACGCAATCATTCGTATTGCATAACAATTAAGTTTGGAGTGCCGCTATGGTAAAACTGGTCAATCGTGCCAAGATGACAACCGCTACTACGGGTACTGGCACAATCACATTGGGTTCAGCGGTTGACGGTTTCCAGACTTTTACCGCAGCAGGGGTATCTAACGGAGATACTGTTAGGTACTGTATAGAAGATGGTACAAGTAATTTTGAGCTAGGTTCAGGTGTTTTTACTGCTTCAGGGACGACTCTCACTAGGAATGTCTCTGAAAGCAGTAACAGCAATAATGCGATAAATCTATCTGGAGATGCTATTGTATTTATCACAGCGATAGCTGCGGATATACAACCAACAACTTTTACGACTACGGTTTTTACTGCAACAGCTAACCAGACAACCTTTTCAGTGTCATATACTGTGGGGTTTGCCGAAGTATTTTTAAATGGATCTAAACTTTCAGCAGCAGATTTCACCGCCACAAATGGGACTTCAATTGTCCTTGCTTCTGGCGCAACGGTTGGAGACACCGTTGATGTTGTTGCATATGCAACACAGACGATAGCGAATGTTTACACACAATCCCAATCAGATGCTCGATACCTACAGCTTACAGGCGGAACACTGACGGGGGATCTTACTGGTACGACAAGCACGTTCAGTGGTGATGTAACGATTGCCGATAAGATTGTTCACAGTGGCGATACAAACACAGCAATACGTTTCCCTGCGGTTGATACGGTTACTGTAGAGACAGACGGATCTGAGCGTTTAAGAGTCACTAGCACTGGACTTTTGGGCATAGGAACCGCGAGTCCTAGTGCTGCATTAGATATTTCAACAGGGGCTTCAACTAAAGCTGCAATATTTGACGGAAACGGAGTTGATATTACGCACCCTACTTTAGCTTCACATCTTTTTCTTGGTACTCAAACAGGTAATGATGTGAAAATAGAAAGTGTGGGTGCTTACCCTATGCTATTTCGTACCAACAGCACTGAACGTATGCGCATAGACAGCAGTGGTCGGGTAATGATTGGCACAACTACTGAAGGTCTTGCTGACGGAGATGATTTAACAGTCTCAGGTTCTGGTAACATTGGCATTACTATTCGGTCTACAGATAGTGGGCAAAACAATATTTACTTTTCTGATGCCACAAGTGGTGCAGGAGAATATGCAGGGTATGTAACTTACGAACACAATGTTGATGCTATGCGGCTTGGAACGGGTGGCACTGAACGTTTTCGTATAGCATCCGATGGAACGGTTGGCATCTCAAACACCATTTCTAGTTCGTTTTATAACGGGGGTAATAACTTAGTCGTTGGCTCTGGTTCTGGGT